CACAGCTACCTTTTGGTAGGGTCTTAATAACATGATTGTACCTATTTGCTAGAATAGTGTGGGGGGTTCGCGGCCCAAGGCCCCCCGAACCTTGGTCTAGCAGGCGCGGAATGGCCCTGCCGCTAGATTTACTTTTGCGCCCAAGAAGGTACTGCACCGCTAGGTTGTGCAGGAACTTGTGGTGCAGATGCCTGTGCAGGAATTGTAGTATTCTGCATAGGAATGCTGCCTTGAGGCAAGAAATCCTTATTATCAGGCGTTAATGCCACCATTAACTGATTACTGTCCTTGTAACCATTAGTGCCTTTCTTGATGCCAACCTTCACACAAAGTTCCATTGCATTCAAGTCAAACATTCCACTGATATTGCGATTTTGTTGTGCCTGTGGAGACATATCAGAAGGGTTAATGTTTCGTGCGCTTTCGACAACAGACTTCAGTGTGCGAAGACCAATCTCTTTAGCTTGCGGCATACCGCTTTGACCCATCTTGTCGCCATCAACAAAAACGCTGTGCCAAAATTTACGGCGATCAAATTCACCACCTACAATAGTAAACTCTAGGTTCATCCACTTAGCAGATGTGCTTTGTGATCTCTTAAACCATTGGCCTTGACCAAACTCAGGGATTTCTACATCTCCCTGCTGGACAACTACAACGGCACGACAAACTGTGCCATTAGGAATAAGAGAGAACTCTTGAGTTTGCGGATTTTCGTCTTGTGGTACATTATTAAAATTAAGCATTATGCTTCTCCTTCGCTAGTTTGAGTTGTAGGATCGACAAAGGTTAATTCCTTGTCGGATTTATTAGAGCCTGCTGACATCTTTTCCATTAATCTCCCAAGATGAGGCTCTTCTAATGTGTCAAGTCTGCCAGAACGGTCTTTGGCTGGATAGCCCCATTCGTTCAGAGGTTGACAAACAAAGGCACGATACTGACCATGATCCCCTGTTAAGACTGACATTGTGATTACCTCGTCAACAATTCCGGGCAATTCACGACCAGTTTTGCTCCCTTCAATCTGAAGAGAATATTGCTTGCGTCCGTACTCGTCAGTGATTTCGTCAAGAATACCAACGAAGATCACGTTCTTAGAACGAATGTGTTGAATGTGTGTTAGCCATGACATCATTTCACGACCATGCAGACCATATGCAGCACGAGTGTCTAGTTTACCAGAGCGGTCAGACCTCACCTCTGGCTGTTGTAAGCACCACTGAAAGCACAAACGCCCTGCGACAGTAATAGAGTCCACAAACAGAGTATCGTACTTCTTCCATACCTCTGAGACATCCCCATAGATTTGCGACACATAATTGTAATGTGATTCGCTGTACGGTTGATCGTCAGCCAACGATGGGTTTGCTCCACCTAAGAAGCAAGCAAGATCACGGCATTCTGCCCATGTGCGCGGACGAACGACATCAATAGGATGCCCTTCGATAGCTGCATCACCAGCTTCTAAGTCCATGAACAAAGTCGTAGGCGCATTGAGAGTACGAGCAAGTGTGGTTTTACCCACACCGCTTGCACCACATACCACGATCTTGTGACCTTTTTTCTCAGCCATACGCTGATCTGCTGTTATAATTTGTAGTGTCATTAGCTTTCCTCCAACTCTACTTTGAAGCTACCAACTTCTGTGGTGCGGCAATCTTCTAATATCCGCTTTATTGCAGGAGGCGCGGCTGTGAACTTACGTTCCTCAACAGCAAAGGTAAGTTTGCCGTAGTGTCTTGCATCCTCCTCAGACAGTTTAGACAAAGCCTCACGAAGAAGCTCTTGGTCCCATGTTACTTTTTTGGAGACAACTGCTTTGATTATGTCGTTGCCATGAGAAATATTTACAGTGCCAAAGTCTTCACCATTATAACCAAGTAACTCTTTGGCTTTTGGTAAATATGTGGATGATAGCTTCTCTTCTACTTCTTTTAACTGATCCTTGAGATCAGCCATAGACGCTTTTAAAGTTTTTCTAACTTCAAATAAATCACGACTGTTCATGTCGATTCCTTTCCGCTGGTTACTAGAGTCCCAACTATAACCATACAGTGTGGGTGACTGTCAAGAACTTTTTTTGGAAAGAAATATTTCGATGCCTAGACAAGCCTTCATGAGCTTCTTCTTTAGCTTAAACTCAGGGGTTTCAAATCCCTTGGCGTCTTCAACAATTTCATGCCACACGCCGTCTTTGTCTTCGCGCTTATATTTGAAGTCAGCAACGTAGGCACATATCTTCTGATCATTTACCAGTAGGTTGTATCGAACCTGTAGCTCAAGGTCTTTGACCACTCCAGCGCGTTCAAGTGACTTTATATATAGATACCGCTCACCTTCCCACTTAGAGTCAAACTTGATACCTTGTATGGTAACTTTCTTGTTTCCGTATTTGGGTCTTGACCCACGCAGTTTGGGATTATATACAGTAGGGAAAGTCATTTATGGGAAGGAGTCTCCATGCCAAACCCCGGAAAATATAAATCCGTAGGTGTTTCGATTGAAGCCTACGATAAGCTAGTGTTTATCGCAGAACACGAGGATCGTGCTATCGGACGCCAACTTGCGCGTATGATTGACGAAACATACGGTGATATTCATTTGCGTGTCAACAACAAGAGATCAAGCGCAACACCCGTAGCCGTTGGCATTGGGGGTTTATCAACCGTTATTGAAGACTAAAGAAGTCCTGCGTTGCCCAAACCACCTAACAGTGTAGAGGCAACGTATGGATTATCTTTTGCACGTTCGCGTAAATTAATTTGTTGTCTAACAAATTCTGGATCAACAGTTCTTTGTATTTGAAGATCAGTAGGCATTGGTTGAGATACTTCTGGTATTTCCATTCTTGGAGGTGGAGTTCCACGAGCCTCTTGATCTGCAATAATGGCACGTACACCACCTTGACGAGTTGCTACGTTTCCACGGTTTGCTGCATTGATAGCAGCGCCAATACCTTTAACCGCTCCAGTAGCTCTCTGCGTTAACGGAACCCCAGAACCAGTAACTTGTGCTGCTGATTCATTTAATGCTTGTGTTAAGCTCTGTGCCGCCGCTTGTGGCGTTTTTCGGCCTGCTTTAACTTCCAAGGCTGTACGCATAACTCTAGGATTGTTAAACATATAATTTAACACTCTAAACCTTGCAGCTTTAGGTAGATTTACCATTGGGTTAGTAAATTGACCTGTACGAATTGCGTCAGCGGCAAGAGAACCAGCGCCTCTTTTTCCAGTGTCTCTTAAAAATACAAGATCATCTCCTAATTGTTTTATATCTTTAACCGCTTGTTCGCCTAAAACTTTATTCAACATTTCTGGTTTGTAAGACTCAATTGCATTTCTTAAAGAATAAGCAGCTTTCTCGTTAATAAATACATCTCCATCAACTGAACCTAAAATATCATTTACAATTGTTCGTCTTATTGTTTCTTTTGCTTCTGGACTATCAGAGAAAAAATCTAAAATACGATTTATTTGAGCGCGAGTCATATTTCTGTTTGTAATTGCGGCAGCAGCTTCTTCAGGGTCTAAAGAACCTGAATTAAGACGTTTTAATATGCTAGATTGTGCAGCAGCTTCTAAACCTACTTGAGCATCACGAACACTACGAAGAGTTTGAACAATACCCGCGTCTGGGTTTTGTGATACAATTCTTTGCAATGTTGCATCATCAATTTTCTTAACACCACCGTAAGCTAAAGATTTTGCAAGGTTTTGAACCTCGCCCCATTGTTCTCCAAACAATAGTTTGCCAGTTTTGTCTTTATTTAAACGCTTTACTTTTCCGTAAAACTGAACGCCGTTAAACTTGGTTGGGTCTGAAAAGTCTTTATTAGAATCCAAAAGCGCTTCATCAAGATAACGCTTCGCTAGGTCTTGACGCACAACTTCTTTTTGGCCTTTCGCTGCTGTTAATGCGGCTTCTATTCTAGCAGGACTTTGAATAATTTTGTCGTAATTGCGGCCCACTTCTAATTTAACATTGACTCCCGGCTCACCAAGATTACGAACAATTCCTAAATTCTCCAAACGATTAAACATACGAATTTCTGCGCGATAATTTTTATTGGCTTCTTGAAGTTGTTTCATAGCACTACGCATTTTATTGGAATTTGCAGTACCGCCAAGACCTTGAAGTCTAACATTTCCTTGCAACATATTGTCTACATTATCTCGCAAATCTACAAGCAGCCTACGAGGAGTGGTGTCTCTAATACTTAACCTTGGGTCCATTAAGGTGTCTTGGATGTTTTTACGCAATCCCCTAAGTCCATTAAATGTTGTAAATCCTTGAGTTGAACCTTTTTCTACAAGGTCTTTTATTTGAGCGCCAATAGCTGTAAATTCATCAGGAGCAACAGAGCCTGCGCCACCGTACTTACTTGCAATTGTATCATCAAACCTTGTTTTTAAACCTTTAATATTAAATACAGGCATTTCACCGCCTTCTACTTGAACCGACCTTCCATTAATTTTTATGGTTCCAGAAATTTCTGCTAATTTATTATCAACCCCTTTATAAAGATCATTAGCACCTACCATAAAATCATCGTAATTTTTCATTAATATAGAAAGAACAGAATCATCAATGTCAGTTCCTTCTTTAGTTGATTTGCTTAATAAAGATATGGTTTCATCAATAGCTTCCATATGTGCTTTCTGAGCATCAACAAGAGTTTTTTCTAACCTTGCAGCTTTAGCGGGTGCAGCATCTGCAATAACTTTTGCAAGATCATCTGCTGTTGCCCCTGCGATAAATTTACCGTCTGCATCTACAATTCCTGCGTCTTTAAGCAATTTTTGTTTTTTGTTTAATGCAAAAAGAACATTTTTTACAGCACGTTTTTCTTTTCCAGATATAGCCTCTGCTATTTGTGCAGTACGAGATAATCCAGCAGGCATACCAGCGGCTTCATAGCTAGGAAGGCCACCTTCGTCCATAATTCTTAAACCCTGTTCAGCTTGCGCTTGTCCTAATTGTCGTTCTCCTTGGCCCGTAGCGCGTGCAACAGCACTAGCTCCTTTACCCGCACCTTGAATTAATTTTCGACCAGCTTTAAAAGTACCCACAGTAACTAAGTCAATTGTACCAGCCAAAGCAGCTTCGGTAAGCACATCTTTACCTACTTCTCCAAGGTCTTGTTTTTGAAGACCTAAAAGACTTTCTATGCCTTCTTCTACGGCTTGACCAGCACCCGCACCAACGGCTGCACCCAACGCTCCTGTGAATAAACCCGGAGCGCCAATAATTCCACCTATTACTGCTCCAATAGATTCGGGTGCAACTCCAGCTAGATCAGATATATCTCGCATACTTAAACCTTCTTCTTCAAGAACAAGGTTCTTACCAATAGGCTCCATGCCTTGATTAATCTGACCAACCTCAGTTAAGGCCAAACGGCCTTGTGAGTCTTTTGTGTATCCTTCTTCGCCTACTATTTTGCGAAGTATAAGTTCTTTTTCTTCAGGCGTTTCACCGAATGAAACTTTAGCTCTAAGACCCCCAGCAGCACCTGTAGTATAATCAAAATTTTCATCTTTACCTGAAACCGAATCTGATAAATCTTTAAAAGATTCTGCACGTTTCATTCCTAAAGAACTTTTACTAGATTGAGATGTACGAAACTCTTGAAGTAACTCTTGAGGAGTTAGTTCTTTTTTTTGATTTAATCTGAACTCAATTAATTGTTCTTGGGGGGTCATTTGAAATCATCCAATGTGTAAGATGTACCATAAACTTTATTCATCGCATCAACTTCAGCCTGACTTGGTGCGCCTGAAGCACTTCCACCAAACTTAATTCCTGCATTTTGCTCTAACCAACCTATAGCACGATCAAGATTTCTTTGAGGTTTTAAAACAGTAAGATCATAAATATCTTCAAGTTGTCTTTTAATCAATTCAACATCACCACTTGTCCAACTAATCTGACCGATTCTGTCTTTTACAAGTTTACGATCATTGTCCGATAATGTCTTGCCAGATTCTTGAAGAATATTTGTGGCTTCATCAACTGCTAGGTTATTAAGCATACGTTTTGCGTCTGAAACATTACTCGGCATATCTCCTGCTTTAACTCCAAGATTTCTTAAAGCCTGCTGCATCCCGCCCAAAATTTGTTTAGGAATAGAAACACCTTGATTAAGATTACCCATTAAAGTTTTAAATTTTGCAGAACCTGAATTAATGTTTTGTTGATATTCTATAAATCTACGAGCAACTGTTTCAGGTTTTTCTGCTAACTTAAAACCTGTTGGAGTTGCGCCTCCATAATTAGCATCTGCGGGAGCTGCTAAGACTTGTAATTCAGGAGGTACTTCATCTGCTTTTCCTCCAATTAATGATATACGCTCAAATGAACCCCACTGATCTCCAAGGTCCAAGCCCTCCGCACGTTTTTCAAGAACTGACATTCGATCAGTTGCGTTAATAAAGTCATATTTTTTTGAAAACTCAGGGTCTTTTAGAAGTTTATCTAATTCATACTTGTTTAAATCTTCAAACTGACCGTTATCAAAGCCGCCAAGCGCAGAGCCACCTTTTCCTTTTTCAAAAACCCAATACTTATCGCGGTTCATCATTTTTTCTTGAGCCGCAGCGCGAGTTGCTTTGTCAGCAGATTGAGTTTGCAGCGCGTATTTGCCACCAGCAAGAGCGCCTTGACGAGCGCGATCTTTTGCTTTTTGTAAAGCAGGCATAGCTTTGTCACCAGCAACGCCAACTTCTGAAAGCATTTTACCTACGTTAAAACTTTTACCAGCTTTGTTCTGCATTAGAGCTAAACCAAACGCCATAAGCGCATCCCGTTTGTCAACTTTTCCGCTAGTGTCAATTCCAGTAGCGTCAGAGAATGCTTGTTTATATTCTTCTATAGTTCTTTCTTTAGGTACTTCTGGTCCAGCACCACGAGCGCCCTCAAAGAAATCATCCATTGCCGCCATAAAGCCTGCGTCTGTCTGTTCTTGAGTAATTGCAGCAGAGTCCGCAAGGCTCATAGTATTCAAACCACCTTTAGAATCCACAAGTTGTTTTTCTTTTGCCCTAAACGCTTCAGCTTCTGCTGCGCGTTTTTCTTCCGCAGCTTCTTGATATTCTGCGCCTGTAGTAAAGTCTTCTAA